TGAAAATAAGGAGTGGTTTTCATGAAACCGAAGCCGCCGCTAAAAAACATGCCCGCGAACCTTTACATCACGCTGGATGGACATGAGTTCCGACAAGTCAATCCTCAAAAATGGCTGCACCCGCTGATATTTATTGAAAGGATAAGGATTACGAAAATGAAATCAATCCCAATCATTGTAATGCTTTCGATATTCCTGCCTGTTGTAGCAATGAGCGGGGATATCGTTTCTGAAACATACAATGGTATGCTTCGTATGTATGACGATAGTACAGGGGAGACGATCGATGTGATCGCCCCCATCAAGCTGTTTGATGAATTCGCGTGGCAGTCGGGCTCTAGTTACATCATCCAGAGTAGCAGCACGTATGTATCTGGCGACCGTTTCATTCCCTCTGAATGGGGATTTACGGCAGTCAACTCGGGTGTCGCATCTGTCGCCTCCGCCACGGGCGGTGTATTAAAAATCAGCTTGGGTGCAGCAGATGATGACGATGCTGAATTCGTTTCTGAGCTGATTTGGAGTCCCTCCAAACAGTGTTCAGCTGAGGCTCGTGTCGCCTTTTCCACTTCAATCATTGGTTTCAATTTTGGTTTCAATGATACAAAAGATGAGTCTGCAGATACGTTGGCTGTTACTTATTCCACCACGGTGTTGACTTGCAATACTACAGATGGAGCTGTTTTGTACGCAGATTCGGATGGGACAATAGATGTTATCCGTTGTATCGCCGTTAAGTCAGGAGTGTCTAGTGGTACTGCTGCTTCCATCACTTCAATAGATACCGATTACCATATCTATCGAGTGGATTTGGATGATACTGGTGCGGCAGCTTTTTGGCTGGACGGAAAATTGCTCAAAAAAACCGATGCTGGCGCAGTAAATACGCACGTTCCTCTTTGCGTGTATCTTGGATTGATCAGACGGAGTGATGCGGTAGGGGCAGTGTACGCGAACGTTGATTATATCCGGGCCTGGCAAACACGTTGATACAAAGCGCAACTAATAGGATAGTAGGAAAGGAGTCACACTGATGACGATAAAGGAATTCACGCTTAAGGTGATCTGTCCTATTTTGTTTTGCGCTATTGTGTTTCAGGCTTTGGTAGAAACAGTAAGTGAGGCGGCAGGCACAGTCTCAATATCAGAGACCACGTTCACAAATCCAAAACGCATTATATTTAAGTGGATCAGCGATGCGACAGGGGAAGCCTCGGCAATCACTACGAGTAGTTATTCAGGTCATCTCGTTCAAACTACGATCACTAACGGTACAGGCGCAAATCAACCAACTGATTTGTATGATATTGTTTTGTATGATTCTAACACATCCGAAGAATTGTTGGGCGGGGCTGGTTTGGATAATTCAACTTCTGTTGTGAGTAGGACAATATCCGATGCTTCTTTGGGGTGGGTTGTAGAATCAAAATTGATTATGTCGGTTCAAAATGCAGGCCCTGTCAAGTCCGGCACCGTGATTATTTACATTTCACCGTGATTAGGAGATGAACAATGGAAAGAAAAGCCCCAACTCAAACTGAACAAATCGTTCAGTTCAAAATATTGATGAAAGCTCAATACAAGGAAATGGTCACCGGAAATATTTATCTGGTCAATGAACGTCAAGCTCTTGATTTGGAAGCACTAGGTTATGCACGTATTTTGGAGCGTATTGAATATGAGGAGCCGAAACAGACCGTTACCCGGGAGGGAAAACAAGTGGAAACGGCCAAGGTTTCTAGTGGTAGCCGCAGACATTAATAAAGGAGGTGATCCAGAGTGGTTTTGAAGTTATACGCCGGGCCTACGGATGAACCATTGACGTTAACCGAGTTGAAAAATCAATTGCGCATTGATTCCAATGATGAGGATACATTTCTCCGGTCATTGATTACCGTGGCCCGGCGGCTTTTGGAACGTTACACGTTCCGGTCATTCATGACTCAGACGTGGCAATTGAACCTTGATGCTTTTCCATCCAGTGATGAAGAATGTATACGGCTCCCGATGGGGCCGGTTCAGTCTGTAACGTCTGTGACTTATTACGATGAATCAGGTGTACAGCAAACTCTGTCTCCATCTGTATACAAAACAGATATAGTCTCTGAACCAGGTAGGATATATTTGGCTGAGAATGAGAGTTGGCCTACAAACGTACTTGACGAGTTGAATGCGGTTACCATTATCTACGTGGCCGGTTACGAGTCGGCAGATAGCGTCCCTTCTGAATTGAAACAAGCGATGTTGCTGATGTGCGGTGATCTTTATTTGAATCGTGAGTCTTGGGATTATGGAAAGGTGCCCGATATGATCTCTGCTCCCATTGCCGGGTTATGTGAACCATACCGGGTGTTTGAATTTGTATGAGAGCCGGCAATTTGAAATATCGTATATCGATTGAACGTAGGGAATCATTCAAGAATGATCTGGGTGAGGAGGAAACATCTTGGTGGACGGTTTGTACTGTTTGGGCAGAGATCAAACCTCAGTCAGGTACAGAACGGTTTCTAGCTCAGCAGGTATCCGGATCACAAACTAAAATATTCGTGATCCGGTACCGTAATGATATATCGGTTGGTCACCGCATACGGTTACAGATGGATGACCGCGATCAATATTTTAACATTACGGAGGTGGATAGAGAGGGGGAAGGTTATCGTACAGGCTTGAGGTTAACCGCCACGTATATTGAAGGAGAAGTGTACTAATGGCTGATTCTTTTTTCAAGGTCGAATTACGCGGGATCGAGGAATTGAAACGTATCATTGATACTTTGCCCGACAAAGTGAAGAAAAAGGTTGCCCGGGAAGGTTCTGCTGTGCCAGCCCGCGCCTTGAGAAAAGAGTTGGTAAAAAACACTCCTGTGTATACAGGCAAGATGAAAAAATCCTGGAGGGTTTCAGTCCGTATCCTCTCCAGATACGTGCGTGCGAGAGTGATCAATATAGCGCGTCACGCTCATCTTGTCGAATTAGGCACTAAGCCTCGGAGGCGGAAAAATGGAGCATCAACGGGACAAATGATTGCGAATCCATTCGCGCGCAATACGTTCCATGCGATGCGTAATCAATTAGTTCAAATGGCCGTTGAAGGGATGAGGTTGGCTATAGTCAAACATATTGGAAAAATAACAAGAGGACCGGGCCGGTGAGTATTGAATCAGATCTGTATTCATTCTTGGTTGCCGATGGAACATTGAACAGATTAATTTCCAATCGGATATATCCGCTGGTGCGTCCTCAGGGTGGTATATTACCAATGGTAACCTATCAACGTGTAGCAACTGCCCGCGGATATAACCTTGAAAAGGATGATAATTTTTTGGATGTGCGTATTCAATACAATATATTCGCTCAGACGTATAGGGAGGTAAAAATCATTGCTGATAGGTTCATTACGTTGTTGAGTGGATATAGAGGGATGATTGGTTCATCTGTTATCAAGGGTATTTTCCTCGAATTGGAGACAGATGAATATGATTCAGAATTAAATATACCGTGGCACATACTTGATTTTCAAATTGTGTGTAACGGAAATTAGCATTAGCAAAGGAGTATATTACAATGAGAACGATGAAACGACAGTTAGAGTTGTGCGTATGGTTATTGTGTATGGTGGTAGCGGTGGGCGTAATTGTTTATTCTTCAAGTGCTCAAACCGTGGGCACCAAAGTGTTAGGTCCTTACCCTGGAACAGTTGCTGCGAATGCATTAGATTTTTCCTTTGTGGCTGGTAGTGTAGTATCAAGTACTTTTGTTTGTACTGGCAATGAATTATTGATTGCTCACAATACAGGTGATGCTACATATACCATTACATTGAAGTCGGTTCCGGATCAATATGGGAGAACAGGGGATATTAGTAGCTATGCAATAGGGCCTGATGAATATATGGCATTTAAGTATACATCCACTGTAGGTTGGCGGGATGAATCAACAGGTACAGCTGAATTTGTAGTTGAGAATGCAGCTGTAAAATATGCCATATTAAACATAGGACGGTAGGGATAGGTTCAATTCGTATCATAGAAAAGGAGTACATATAAAATGGGAACTACAAACGCAATGATTGGTTATGGAACGTTGTTGAAACGCGGTGACGGCGCAAATCCAGAGAATTTCACCACGGTAGCTGAAGTGCTCTCTTGTACTGGTCCTAATTTGTCGTTAAACATCGTGGATGCTACGCATATGGAGTCTCCAGGTTATACGCAGGAATTCCTCCCTGGGTTGATTGATCCTGGTACGATTACATTGAATTGCGCCTTTGTTCCATCAGACACTTCTCAATCCAATCTGATGTCTGATTTGAAAAATCGTACAAAACGCAATTTCCAAATGGTGTTTCCAGATCCAACGAATACTACGTGGGAATTTGCCGGATATGTAGTAGGGTGGGCCGTTACGGCGCCTATTAATGACCGTTTGACGGCTGACATATCAATCAAAGTGACTAGTGTCATTAGTGAATCTTGAATGAATCTTGAATGATTTTGAAAAAGGAGAGAAACATGAAGTATCGTATTCTGAACCGGGACGACATTCTGAAAGCGCAGGACCTCCCTATTAAGGTTGTGCCTGTACCAGAGTGGGGAGAAGATGCGGCTGTACGTATCCGTGGATTAACCGCCAAGGAACGGGATGAGTTTGAATTGACGGCAGTCAAGGAGGATTTCAGCGGCGTAACCAAAGCTGGAATGATTAATTTCAGAGCCAAACTGGTTGCGTTGACGGTTATCGATGAAGAAGGGAATAACCTTTTTTCATTAGAGGATGCCGAGGAATTGGGACGTAAATCAGCGCAAGTGCTTGACCGTTTATTCAATGAGGCCCGTGCTTTGTCTGGTTTCACAAAGGAGGACGTTGAAGATTTAATAAAAAATTGAACCAGAGGCCAATCAGGAAATTTTTATTCCGATTGGCCCTGGCTCTCGGAAAAACCGTTGGCGAGTTGTCGTCCAGTCTGTCCAGCCGTGAACTGATGGAGTGGATGGCTTTTGATTCTATGGAGCCGATTGGAGACCGGAGAGGAGACCTTCAAAATGCTATGCTTATGTGTCTGCTTGCCAATATCAATCGGGATCCAAAGAAATCTCCATACCGGGTTAGCGATTTCATTCCCACCTATGAACCCCGGAAGCCTCAAACTCCAGAATATATGTTACAAATCATCAAACAATATTCAGCAGTCGTTGGAGGATTGAAAAATGCCCGTGATCGGTAGCCTAATGTTGGACATCAAGGTAGACACGGCTTATATCCGTGAGGGCCTTGATCGTGCTTATCGACAGGTTCAATCCTTTGGACAACGGGTGAACAAGGTTTTTTCTGCTTTTGGATCATTGGCTTTAGGATATGGTCTCTATTCTGGGATGAAAAAAATCATTGAGTTAACTGATACTCAACAGAAGTCCTATGAACAGCTCAGGGCTGCTTTGGATAGTACAGGACATGCAGCTGGTTTGACATTTGAATCATTGAAGGCTATTAGTTCTGAAATGCAACGTACCACAACATTGGGAGATGAAGCCGTCCAACAAGCCGAGGCCATTTTGCTCACCTTTGGTAAGGTCACCAAAGATGTATTTGCTGATGCGATGATGGCTGCGGCCAATATGGCAGCCAGGATGGGCACAGATATAAGTACTACAATCGTTCAAGTTGGTAAAGCATTGCAGGATCCGATTCAAGGAACCAATACATTACGCCGGGTTGGAATTTTATTGTCTGATTCCCAAAAAGAGCAAATCAAAAATTTTGTTGAATTAAACCGGATGGTAGATGCACAAAAAATAATTTTGGGTGAATTGGAAAAGAAATTTGGTGGGACTGCCCAAGCTATGCGTGGTACTTTGGGTGGAGCCATCAAATCTTTTATGAACTTGCTTGGTGATACTTTTGAAATGTCATCGGATGCTACTCAGCCTTTGGTGAATGCGATTGAATATGTGAATGAAAATTTCCGGTATCTTGTTACAACCATAAAGGCTGTGACAGGTTTGATTTTATTGTCTTTGATTCCTGCATTGATAAAGTTGGTGAAACAGATTTATGCTGTTGGAATAGCCATCATGAGTTTCACTTTGAAAAACCCATTCATGGCTTTGATAACAGTCGTTACCATAGCAATTTCTGAATTGATTATGTTTCGCGATTCCCTTGTTTCCCTCGGTGGGGTTTCCGCTAAGGTTAAGGATTGGTTATCAGCTGCATTCCAAGTTGTGAAGCCTGTCTTGGAAGAGGTATGGTCATCTATAGTACATTTTGCGAATATGTGGGTAGAATTGTTTAAATCATTGGGTGATATATTTGTTCAATTATTTAAAAGCATTGGTTCTTTTTTCAAGAGTATTTTTGATATGATCGTTGCGTTGATGAATCCTTTGTTCAATAACGTTTTGATTCCTATGTTTCAAGGTTTAGGAAATATTATTGCTTCAGTTTGCAAATCAATTTTTGGTTCATTTGATGAAACGTTTCTATCAATCACTAATATCGTGAAATGGTCTATTAATGGAATAGTAGGATTGTTTGTTGTCCTCCCCAAAACGGTTTCTGTTGCCCTTGGTTCGATTTATGAGCATTTCAAAGATTTGTTTTCTAACCTGGCAAATTTGGGCAAAGCATTTTGGCAAGGTCTGAAAAATCTTTTCACAGCGGGAGATTTTTCGTTTTCTGTTTTTACAGATGCTTTACGCAGGGATTTTTTAGAGCCTTCTGTAGATATTGCTAAGCAAGTAGGGGATGCGATCAAAGAATCTTTCACCACAGATTATTTGGGGATTTCATCAGAATATTTTGAACCATCTATTATTGAATTCAAATCAGCCATGTCTGATATGGGAGATGCTTTTAATGCTACGGTTGATTTGATGGGAAAAGATTGGACTTCTGTTTGGGAACAGATTAAAAAAGATGCTTCTGATGCTACTTTATTCGATGAAATGAAAAAACAAGCTTCTTCTGTTGGAGATATGGTGTATGAAGGATTAATTCCCGAAGAAGATGAATTGGAAGAATTGGATAAATGGAAGGGGAAATATGATGAATTAGTTAAATCCATTCGATTCCAAATCGAATCTCAAAAGGAATTGATTGATGTATTTAATCAAATGCCAGAGGTAATTAATGAAGTCCGCGCCTCTTTGAAAGCCAAAGAAGAGGTGATGAAATTGGGAATTGATAATGCGGAAATTCAAGCTGAAAAGATTGTAGAATTAACTGAACTATATCGGGAGTTGTATACAGTGGAACAACGTATGGCTGATTTGTCTACAGCTCGTGATTTAACATATAAGCATGACCCTATTTTGAAATACAATGAAGCCATGAAAGATATGATCCGGTTGAATGAACAGGGATTGATCAGTACAGCCGTTCTTGCTAATGAACAAGCTGAGTTGTGGGAGCAAATGGTTGATACGTACACAGAAATGATGATGAAAACTAAGGAATGGACAGCCGGGGCTATTGTTGCTCTTCATGATTATGTGAAAGAGGCTTCTAATGCAGCTCAAAATTTCTATAACGTTTTTTCCAATGCTTTCCGTAAATTGGAAGATGAGTTTGTTTCTCTGTTCACTCAATTGAAATTTGATTTCAAATCTCTGATGCAATCTATCCAAGCTGATATTACACGCGCGTTTGTGCGTCAGGAAATTACTGCTCCTCTAGCCGCGTCATTGGGTATCAGCGGTTTGGGTGGACCATCTATGTTATTTTCTAATCCACCAGCTGGCGCGGGTGTAATTACTGGTGGGGGTATTTTGGGAAATGTATTTTCTGGTGGCGGTGGTGGAGGAGGAGGAGGATTGTTTGGTGGGATTGGAAATTTGTTGAGTGGAATTGGAGGATTAGTGAGTGGATTGTTCGGGTTGTTTGGCGGATTTTTTGCGGAAGGAGGAGATGTGAGTCCCGGTAAGATGTATGTTGTTGGTGAAAAGGGACCGGAAATATTTAAACCCAAACAATCAGGTCAAATCATTCCTAATGATCAATTGCCAAATTTGAAATCAATTGTTACTCAAGTAAATCAAAGCAACCGGCTGAATACAAACTTGTTCGGGTTGTTTGGCGGATTTTTTGCGGAAGGAGGAGATGTGAGTCCCGGTAAGATGTATGTTGTTGGTGAAAAGGGACCGGAAATATTTAAACCCAAACAATCAGGTCAAATCATTCCTAATGATCAATTGCCAAATTTGAAATCAATTGTTACTCAAGTAAATCAAAGCAACCGGCTGAATACAAACATTATAAATCAAAATAACCGGTTTGATCCAATCATGAGAATTATAGATTGGATTATGAATGTTTTTTCAAATGTTTTTTCAAAGGCAACGAACATTTCAAAAACAAATGTCGTAAATCGGAATGATCGGTCTAATTTCATAAATCAAATACCTAATTCTATGGATTGGATTACAAACGTTTTTTCAAAGATAGCGAACATTTCAAAAACAAACATTGTAAATCAAAATGATGTAAATCAAAATGATGTAAATCAAAATGTCGTAAATCGGAATGTCGTAAATCGGAATGATCGGTCTAATTTCATAAATCAAATGTATGATTCTATGGATTGGATTACAAACGTTTTTTCAAAGGCAACGAACATTTCAAAAACAAACATTGTAAATCAAAATGATGTAAATCAAAATGTCGTAAATCGGAATGATCGGTTTAATTCCATAAATCAAATGTATGATTCTATGGATTGGATTACAAACGTTTTTTCAAAGATAGCGAACATTTCAAAAACAAACATTGTAAATCAAAATGATGTAAATCAAAATGTCGTAAATCAGAATGATCGGTCTAATTTCATAAATCAAATGTATGATTCTATGAATTGGATTACTAGCAATATTTTCCGTCATGATTCATTCAGGAACATTGATCAAAATCTGTCTTATGTTTCTTCAGGAATCGCTGGTGTCCGTGCGGAAGGGGGAATTGTGAGTTCAGGGTTGAATTATCTTGTTGGTGAAAAAGGGCCTGAGGTTTTTATTCCTTATGTGAAAGGATTCACGGAAACACAGCATAGTGACAAGAAAAAAACCTCCCTGTTCAATAATATTGAGATCAATATTAACGTGCCTATGGACAGGGAACAGGCCCGGTATTCAGCCTCTCAAATCGCTCATGAACTGCTGAGCCTGAGTATGGAAGGGAGGCGTAACCAATGAGTTTTATAGATGCGCGGTTTCCAACCAAAATATTTTCTGGTACTGAAGCCTCTGTCGGATACAATACAAGTGTAATCAGGTTGAAATCAGGATGGGAGAGCAGGAATGCGAATTGGGAAAAGGAATTACGCCGTTATGATGTTACTAAGGCCATTCAAAAATCATCAGAATACCAAGAAATTCTTCATTTTTTTCTGACCGTGGGTAAAGGTACATTGAACTCTTTCCGATTCAAGGATTTGGCAGATTACAAAGTGCCTGATGATCACAACACTTCCCGTTCTGTATTAGGTACTGGAGATGGAATAACCAGTACATATCAGTTGATCAAAACCTACGTGTTTGGTTCTACAACCTATAATCGTGTTATCACGAAGCCTGTAGCCGGTACAGTGAAAATATTTGTGAACGGCGTAGAAAAATTATCAGTAGACAATACTTATGGCTGGAGCGTGGATACGTCAACAGGGATAATAACTCTGACCAATGCTGAAAATTGGAATGGTAAAATCATAGGAGCCGAATTCGAATTTGATGTACCAGTCCGGTTTGAGGAGGATTGGCTGGTGGCGAGCTGGGCTGATTATCAGTTATTTCGTACAAAAATTTCTTTGGTTGAGGAACGTATTTAATGTGTATTTAATGGGTGATTAATAGGAAATGAGTAAAACAGTCCCTGAAGAGTTTCAAACTATTTTGGCCTCCGGTACAACCCACGTAGCCACTCTGGTGAAAATATTACGTCAGGATGCTAGGGTGCTCGCCTTCACTGACGCAGATGTCGATATCCAGTTTCAATCTTTGAATTATTCCGCATCTAAGGGAATCAATTCCACATCAATTCAAAATCAAGTAACATTGGCTGTAGATAACCTGTCTGTTCAAGGTCCATTCGTTATTGGGGGAATTGAACGTAATGATTTGGAATCGGGCCGGTTTGATGGCGCTATGGTGGAGGTGTATGTCGTCAATAGACTCAATCCTGATGAACACTGTGCGATAATTCGCACAGGTTTTTTGGGCAAAGTTGAAATTAGGGATAATGATTATACAGTGGAATTTCGTGGCCTAAAACAATATCTCCAAAATGAAATAGGTCAATTATATTCTCCGGTATGTCGGGCAGAATTGGGAGATGAACGTTGCAAGATTTCATTGAATGATTGGATGGAATACGGAGTGGTTATCGGAGTGGATGGAAATAATCCTCGTATCCGGTTTGCTGCTGAGTTATATGAACGTCATTCTGGAAATATACATTCTCAATATTATAATGTGTCTTTGTCGAAATGGTTCAATTATGGGAGGGTAGAATGGAGAATCGATTTTACGCCTCCTCCGTTCAGTGCTTCTGTTACATGTTATCGCGGAACTGGGACAACCAATGATATTTGTTTTGGAGATGGAGATGGGACGATTACAGCTACATCAGGAGCATGGGATGGTTTTTCTGTGGGAGATTGGGTCATAATTGATGAACTCAGTGCGAACAAAGGCACTTATGAAGTGTTGAATGTATCTGATACGGTATTGACGCTAGATGCCTCATTTGTTTTTGAGGACAATAGTTTGGCTACTGTACGGAAATATGCTACCAATTTGAATTACAATACAGCCCGTGAGATTCAGACTTACGAGATAGAGGCTTGGTCCGGCTTGGGCAACATATCCACTTTCAGGTTATTTCAAAAAACACCGTTTGATATTCATGTTGGAGATTTATTCAGGGTTTTTCCAGGATGTAATAAAACAATCAGCATGTGTAAAACCCGTTTCAACAATATCATGAACCGCAGAGCAGAGGATTTTGTACCAGGGCCGGACAAATCTACTCAAGTGCCCTATTCAGGCGCAAGGATTTAATTTATGGGTTTTTTGTCCAATTTATTTAAATTTGCCTTGCCCTTTATTGGTTGGGGATTGTTTGGGCCCGCCGGTTTTTTAATTGGCGGTATCGCATCATCTTTGCTTTTCCCTAATAAACAGCCTAGTGGAGCCCCTCCACAGTCTATCAAAGTGCAGACCAGCACTTATGGTGTTTCCATTCCGATTGTTTACGGTCAATACCGGCTGGCGGGAAATATAATTTGGTCAACTGATATACGTCCTGTAGTATTGCCTGGAGTCAAATCAGGCATTTTATTTTTCAAAAGCAAATCACCTGATATAACATATTACCGTGCCTCTTGGGCAGTAGCATTTTGTGAGGGTCCAGCCTCTGACGTGACTCGTATTTGGTTTGATGGAGCTGAGGTTTATGACGTACGGGAAAATACGGACGCGACATGGCGGGCCCGTTCATTAGCAAAAATAGGCCGGTCATGGGATGGAATCAAAATTTATTTGGGCACTGAAAATGAAGAGAATGATCCGGAAATTTCTTCAGATTCTGGAATTGAAGAGGGAACATTATCGCCCAATAGGGGCTTGGTTAAAATTGTTTTCACGAATTGGAATCTATCTAATTTGGGCAATGCTATTCCAAATGTGACGGCAGAAATAGTAACCCAGTCTACACGTATATTTTCTGAATGGAAGGATGTTTCTTCAGAGTTGTCGATTTATAATGACGCAAGATTGAATGGGACTTCCTGCGTGGCTATTGATTCAGCCGGAAAAGAGCATTTGATTATTGCGGGAGGATATATATTTGATAGAAACCGCCAGTTAGTTGGGGCTACTAATTATGCGTTGAAAGGCACCATGAATCCGGATGGTACGATGAGTTGGAGTAGTTTTGGAGGAGGGTTGCGTCATCCAGTTGCTGAATGCGTTATGGTGTTTTGTAATTTCACCATCCGTGATATTACAAGATCAGCAGAAATTTGGGTTTTTGGTGGATATTCGACAATTCAAAATGAAGGGTATGGTCAGACATTTTATGATCCCCCCAATCCAGATACAAAAATATCCTCCATGCAACAAATGTTAGATTTCAGGGATACAGATGGTATATTCCAGCCAATGCCTCTACAGGGAACAGCTGGTGGATATACGCAAGGACGGTATCCATTTCCGCGTGATTCATTTGCTGCTGCCTGGCATATGGATATGAACGCTAATTATATGCATGGTGTTTGGCTGTATGGAGGGAGGAATACCTGTTCTGATTTTAAATGGGGGTATGAAGGGCCTGGAAATTTTTACAGGGATTTATGGTTTTTCAATGGATCATTTTGGGAATTATACACAGAGATTTTTGATTGGTATGATCATTTGGGAAATAAATATACAGAGAGTGTCGATGGAGGAGCTGGTTATAGGATCAGTCATTCAATGTTGTCCTATAATGGCGAATTATTTCTAGCGGGGGGATTCACTGCTCCTGATATCCCTATGCGGGATGTATATGCATTACGGTATTTCCAGCCATCAGATACTCTCCCCGCCTACGCCCGGTTCATTAAAATATGCAGCGATGTAATGAGCAATTTTAGCATTTGCGAGGAAGTAGCCAATTATTATGTAGCCGGAATGATAGGCTGGAGGGGAAAATTAATAGCACTGCTTTCAAGGAATATGAATGGCAATGAAGATTTTTCATTATATGAAAGTGAAAATAATGGAAAAACATGGGAATTATGCAATAAAGGAAAATATCCAATTTATGGACGTGGTAACGGTACATATTTTATTGAGGGAAATTACACAGAATTAATTACAGAGGGGGACCGTATCTCTGCCGCGGGAAATTATTCAGATCCTCATTTGAATGAATATACTGTAGCCTCCGTCACGTTTCAATCTGGTTTGACTATTCTGAATTTGGAAGGGGTTAGTAGCCCTCCCTCTCCATCTGTGGGAATGATTTACGTCCATCAGGCCAAGGGGTTTCCGTGCTCTGTTACGGAATATATGGGAAAATCATTTACATTCGATAATGTGAATGAGACTATATATTTGACTGGTGGATATTCCTTGCCTTTTCCACCAGAACCTCAAAATCCGGCTATGATGATTCAGAAATTAGAAAATGAAACAGCAACTGGTAGTTCAATTACTCTTGCTGAAATCGTTCAGGACATTTGCGTGCGTGCCGGTATGTCTAAGGGACTGATCGATGTCTCTGATTTGCGTAACCGGCTGGTCAAGGGTTTTTGTGTATACAATAGAGTTTCTGTACGGGAAATATTGGAGCAGCTTCAACAGTTTGGATTTTTCGATTGTGTCGAGTCAAATGGAAAAATAAAATTCGTCGCACGCGGGAAACCCCCAGTCGTTCACATACCGGAAGAAGATTTGTCCGCTCATTTACCAGATCAGGCAATGCCCAATGCTTTGGAATACGAGAAAATACAAGACTTGGAGTTGCCTCAGCAGGTAGATGTAATTTACCCAGATATAGACAGTGAATATAACGATAACACTCAAACAGCTCAACGTCAGGTAACATATTCAAACAAAATCACAACTGTAAATACTCCTATCGTGATGGATAAGGATGAAGCTGCCCGGATGGCTTATATGTTGCTTTACGATGCTTGGAATTGCCGGGATACTATGTCTATTATGGTTAGTGGATACAAGTATCTTTATTTGGATCCCGCTGATGTGATCTCATTTTCCGTACAGGGGAGTACATATACCGGCAGGATCACGCGGATTGATTATGAGACTACTGGTATTGCAAAAATTCAAGTTGTGTTAGAAAATTTGGACATGTATGTTGAATCGGAAAATATCGAGGGATCATCCGGCGGTCCAATAGAGCCTAATCCGATTCATCTCAAACCATTGACTACTGATTATTTTCTGTTGGATATTCCCTTGCTTTCTGATTATTTATATGGGATGGAAGATCATTTCGGTTTTTATTTTGCTGCAGCTAATCATGATCCAGAAGACGATCATGATTGGCAAGGGGCCCATCTATATTGGTATGATGATCGAAACCCTGAAAATATATCTCATACTAATTTGGGAAGCGTGAATCAAGCTGTTACTCACGGGAAGTGCGATACAGTATTGGGGGATATTCCTAGCACGTTGACGTGGGATTACAAAAACACTTTGGATGTGACTCTGTCTCACGGAATAGTACAATCTACTACAGAGGAATTTGTGCGAAATGCTTTATCCAATTTGGCGGCAATAGGATCTTATTCAACGGGTTGGGAGTTGATTCAGTTTTTGAACGTGGAAAATATTGGAAATAATCAATACCGGCTGTCTGGTATGTTGAGAGGTTGTTTTGGTACTGAATGGAGAGTTGGTAGTCATGAGACAGATGAAATATTTGTTTTATTGGAACGGGATAAATTCACTGACATTCAACTCAATGCTTTGGGAATGAATGTAGAACTGAAATATAAAGTGGTGCCTTTTGGGAGAGGATATGATGAAGTAGAGCCTTTTTCCTTCACTTGTACTAGTGTGAGAAAGAAGCCTTATTCTGTTTCTCATTTACAAGCCTTCAAACAAGAGAATGGGGATTGGCGTATAATTTGGAAAAGGCGCGCGCGCGGACTGACCTCTTATTTTGCTGGATTAATGGTTCCAATTACGGATGGCCGTAATTATGGACAATATGAGATAGAGTTTTTAGATGAAGCAGGAAATGTTCTTCACATTCAATCCATTGACGTTATTAGTATCAATGAAGATTTACAGTCTCCTTATTTTTTATTTACTGTTGATGGTTATTACGTGTATCAAGGAGGGAAGCGTATATATCAGGTAGGTCAAAAAGATGCGTATGGTGATGAAACAAATATAATTCATATTACAATATATCAAGTGTCGGAAACAGTTGGCCGCGGATACGGTGTAACTAAAACATTCGTAGCATAACAATTAAAACATTAGTAATATAACAACTAAAACATTCGTAGTATAGCGAATATAGGAGAGAAAAAAATGAATGTGTATAAGTGGATAAAAAAACATTGGGAAAATTTATTGGCTTGTTTATTTTTTGGATTGTCTGCGCTCACTTTGGTATTTTATTATTTGTTTTTCATTCGCACCGTTCATTCAGCTAGTCAAAATGTAGAGACTACACCGCGGGCGAATTTGACTTTGATGCATTTCAATGAAGGTCAACCTCATTTGATTTTTAATGATTTGGCTTATTTTATTGATGCTTTGACCTTTCCAGTTTTGACTGATTATCCAGCTAGTGTAATCCCTCCCGAGGAATCAAATGAGGGTGATATGTATATTGTACCTGTCGATGCGGAAGATGAATGGTATGGACATGATAATTATTTGACGATGTATCGTAATGCATCTTGGAATTTTATCCGGCCAGCTACCGGCTGGATAGTTAATAAACCTGATTTTAGCGCGTTGCGATATGATGGAGTAGAATGGACGGAATGGCAAGGGTCGGTATCTACTGGGAGCATGATTATTCAATCTAGAAGTGGTGTTCCAGGAATCAACCTTCAAACAGATACCTCAGGAGCAATGGTTGGAATTACAACAGGATTGGCCAATGCTGAAATTATAAAAGTCAGTGAGGAGAGTACGAGCGCATCTATGTTTTTGTTAGCAAAATATTCAGTGGGAGGAGCTTATCTTCGTTTAGGCCCTTATTCAACATCTCTGTATGATGGTGTAGATACCTTGTTACTTCATCCTAAGGATCCTTCCTATTTCTACGGGAATTTGTATGTTGGAGGAGGATCTACAGGATATGCGGAGACTCCATTAGTAGTGGCTGGCGCAGTGACCTTGATGGCTACTGATACTCCCGCAGATCCCGTAAATGGTCAGGCTGTACTCTGGTTAGATGATTCCGGAAATTTGAGGATCAAATCTAATGTAGGCGAAGTGATCAAATCAGGAACGTTATTTGAATATGTTCCATGAACAATAGGATGATAATAAACCTATGGCCGTTCCAACACGTAATCATTCCATAATTATTGATGGGTTAATATTTTCCAGTCCGAATGTCGTAAATTGGAAGGTGGAAACGTTTGTTCACGATGGATCGGATAAAATTATATTGGAAAATGAATTTTTTCCTGGTTCTACGCGATTGTTAGTAGATGGACTAGAATGGTGTCCTAATTGGTATACAGAAGATCAGGATGAGAGAAAAAAATGGAGAGTAATTAAGCTTTCCTATCCTATCCCGAATGGGGCCAATTGTTGGGTGAGGTATTATGATGCTCCCATTATTGTTTAGTGCAGTTGTATTTTCAGCCACGCCTACGCCACCGTATACATGGCACGGCGACCGTTGGATTATTGGCGATTTATATGTTGATCAGATTTTTGGTAACGTTAGTGGTGCTACGATTACTGACGTTAGTGATCAGATTCCGCAGGACGATCTGGAGTATATCCTATCCGAGTTGTGGTACAAAACGGGCATCGCCTACAACCAACGCTACCGCTGGGACGGCGGCGCGGCGGGGCTGGACGCGGTTCTCGGGCGGCAATCGCTTGGGCTGGGATCGGCGGCGCTGAGCCTGGCGACGGATTTCGCGGGGGCGGCGCACAACCATGGGACTGGGACTGTTAACCGGGTCGCAAGATTCGTGGGGGATGCAACGCTTGGAGATTCCAACCTGCGCCAGCTGTCCTCCGGAGCCTTGGTGGCGGAAGCCTCGCTGGGAATCTTGCGTGAGGATCCTGTAGAAGCATTGGATTTTGGGAATAATCTGCGTCTTCGTATGTCGACGGACAAGACGCATCTTGATCAGAGCATCCTGATCAGACTGCAATGGACCAGCCCAGATGGAAAACCGGCTATTGGGTGGTTCGATGAGGGTATGCAGCGCCGGGCTGCCATAGTCGCCCATCACTACTTGACGTATCCAACAGATCTTCATCAGCACCTGTCTTTGGAAACGGCGGATAGCGCCGGGGCTTTGCAGACCCGCTTGGAGATTCCTTGGGGAGGTGATGTAGTCGACATCGAGACGAATTCAGCAAATTTCAAAGTGGCAGGCGGCGGCAGTGCAGTGGTGACCAGCGGCACTGGGAGTGTTATGGGGCTGTTTGGGATGGGAACTTTGTATCCAGCATCTGCGGGAGACGCTCATACTGCATTGGATAAAAGGGGCTTTATTCACCGGTCGGCTGATGGAACATCAGGGGAGCGGTTTCAAACTTACATTGATGCTTACGATAATGGACGAGTTCGTGTTCTTAACAGTGCAGGTGTGCCTCAAGTGCAACTGCACTCACGGTCAGGCCAACCTAACTATTTTCTCCAGAATACGGCGTTCGGAAAAACGTCGGCGCTGCACGTAGTTGATGTTTCAGGAACGGGCAGTTTCACCAATCTTATCAACACAGGTTCGTTGGTTGATGGGCAGCCGACTCATTTGGCTGTGCAAACCGGGGATAGTTACCTTAAGTGGCAAACCTGGGATAATCTCCGCAACAATTTGGGAGGAAAAGAGTGGGATACGGCTTATAACAACATCATTCAATATGCCTCCAATTGGCAGGACGCCTACACAGAGCGCCGGCAGTGGGACGGTGGGGC